GGCTATAGAGCTTCGTTCTTGAACGGAAGTAACACTAGTGAGTGGAGATTCTGTGATAAAAACCTCCGAAGTTAATCTGTCATCGACATCAAACAGCTCTGTTTTAGTAGCTGAATAATAATCGATAATTGCGTGTCCGCAGTAGGTCTTAACCATTTGACTAATAGATTCCACCAAGGTGTCGATCTTTGTATCGTCCTTGCTATGATCCATTTTAGTATATATTTTATACTGTTGTCGTGTAATTAAGTTTGCCATTTTTGTGTCCTAAAAGGTGAAACTTGGAGGAGCAATTACTCCCCCAAGTCACCCAGCATATTTCATCATACCCGCTAAAGCGGTTATAAATTGTTAAGAAGCTTTATACTGAAGTGCCCACTTAGAAGTAGCGCCATCAATTAGATCGATGAAGCCTATTCTTTGTGAAGCAACTAGTACTCTTCTTTGGTTAGCCACTTCGTAGTCTGACTCAACAGTCATTCCACGTAGTCTTGGCATAACGTAGTTTCTAGCATATACTGCTACGGCATGGAATTTGGATACAGCAGGTGTTGCGAACTCGTCGCATACAATTACTTTAGATCCAAATACTGTTCCGATTTCTCCAGATAGTTTAGTAGCCATATCGCCCACTAAGTTAACATCTTGGAATTCAGCATCTTCTAGTAATTCGAAGTATCCTCTTTGAGATACAACGTATACTACGTCTTCAGCTCTTAAACCATATTTGCCCATGTTCTTTCTAGCAGCTAATAATTGTAGCGCTGTAAGAGCATCTGATGCAAATGCAGTTGCAGTCTGAGTTAAATCTGAATCGTTTCTTGCTAAGTGCAATAAACCTTCAAATGTTGCTCCACTTGTGCCGTAAACGCCATCAGCGTCATCACCAGCAAGTACAGCATTTTCCATGCCTCTAGCATGAGATCTAATCATAGATTCACGAATCAATGGAAGAATAGGCAAGATTGCATCCTCTTCTGTTTCGTTTCCTAAGTATGATTGTGAGATCAATTTTTTAGTTGAAAGAGTTCTCTCAGTCATTACCACACCAGCTCTATCAGCATATGTTGCTGATCTCATGTCTAAGTTACCATGAGGTGATGATCCTGTAGCGGCTTGGTTAGCTGTAAATTCAGCGTAACCTGAGTCGGGTAGGATTGGTAATATTTGAGTCGCAGAAGTCATAGCAATTTCTCTAAATAGAGGTGCTAGTACTAATTCGTTTTGAATATCTCTTTCAATGTTAGTTGAAACTGTTTGTTCAAAATCCGCAGATGAAACGTCGACACCAGACATGGTGTTAACTTTTTCCATTGTGTCTTGCGCAAACTTAGTATTAAGCCCTTTACCAGTAGCTTTACCAAGTAACCAAACATCTTCTAGATCACTAGCAAATGACTCAAGTACGTTTCCGCCTTTTTGTCTTTCGCCAAATATTCTTTTGGATTCTCTGATTTGCGAGATTTCTTCGGATTTTTCACGTAGTTCGGCTCTTAGGCCTTCTACTACTTCTTCAACATTAGAGTATTTATTATCAATGCGTTTTTCCAGGTCAGAAACTAGTGTTTCTGCTCCTGATGTTCCTGCTTCGATAATAGCTGATACTTCAGCTTTCTTTTCTTCGAGTTTGGCATCGGATATTGCTTTTTCTTCAACTGCTTTCTCTGCGACGGCTTGGTCCTCCGCTATAGCTTTCGCTTTAGCATCGGCTTGTTGCATCGCAATAGCTGCAGTTGTTTCTTTAGCAACGTTCTTTGCAAACTCTTCAAGATTAAAGTCTTTATTTTCTGACATTATTTTTTCCTTGAAGACAGACATATTGTCTGTATTATCTTGAGGCGTAATTACCTCGGTTGTTTTGACAAATTGCTTTTTCCACTCGGAATATTCTTCCTTCGTGTCAAAAGACTTCGCCACAGAGAAGGTGGCTGCTTGGTTAGCGGGTACGGATACCACACTTACTTCAAACAACTCCGCATCTTTAATTAAGTATCCATCGCCTTCTTCCATATAATCTGCGTCTTTGACGCGGAAGCCGACACTGAATGCTCTCAGAATACCCTCTTTTACTAAATTTGTTATATCGCCAGCACTTTTTGATAAGTTCGCGGTAATCTTTAGTCCTTTGTCGTCAGTCTCTAATGAGGTGGCTCTGCCGATAGGTTTGTTATAGTCATGGTTGAAAAGTATAATAGGATTATTGCCAAAATTGTCTAATCCTCCTTTCTCCCAAGCCTCTTTTTTAATAACATCTCCCGCACGATCTGTATCGTTAGTGCTGGCATATCCTTTGATATTTACACTTCCGTCGTCTGCCTCTTCGACAGACTTAATGTTTGATGTTAAATTAAAAATCTTTTGCATAATTATTCCCCTTTATTTCTTTGCTTTTGGCTGTTTAGCCGTAGCAGCTTTTTTGGGCGCTTTTGCAACTTTTGGAGCGACAGGTGCTTCCGTAGAAGGTTGTGCCTTTTCCCATTGTTCAGGGAAGTTAGTCTTTATCATAGACGCTACTCTACCCCAAGAACCGAAAGGTCTCTTGGCGAGTGTAAATCTGATAGGTGCGTCAGGTGCGGCTTTGTACTCCGCAGGTGATAAAATTTTACCCTTTTTTGCAAAATAATCAGCTAGCTGTTTTAAAACTTGTTTTTTATTCGCCATTATTATTTTCCTCTTCTTCAGGTCGTCCACCTTCTGATGGATTCGCTGCTGAGCCTGCTATATTTGCAGGCACTCTTAAGTCGTCATGCCCTTCTAACGGCTCCATTCTCATTGCTTCTCTGGCTTCGTTTGGCGTCATAATTCCAGTATTAACTAAAGTACTGTAATATGCTGCCGAGTCTTTCAGTTCGGGCTGTAGAGCAGGTATATCGCTCACATCTTCTGAAAGATCGAATCCAAAGAAACGCTCAAATGCAAAGTTTACTTTTCGTACTATAGGTAGTACTGTTTCTAAGTAGTACAACCTATGGTTGGGTCTAATATTTGCATTGTTCCCACTATCCAATAGCAAAGGTGGTACACCTATTGCCTGTAGTATAATTTTTTCGTTTGCTGCTATCGCTGCTTGGAAGTCTAGATCTTTAAAGTTAACCTCCGTTAAGTTATCTATTTCTAAACCACCATCTAAAATTAGAGGTCGTCTCCCTCCTGTGCTCGGGTTGTAACGGGCTCTCCAAGCAGCTAGCATACGTTCTTTTATCTTTTCACTCAAGGTATTAGGACTCTTAAGTACTAATCCTGGAACTGCTCCATTTTTGAAGAAGTTATCTTGAAAGTTTCTCATACTTGCTAATAGTAGCATAGTTCTATATGCTGGCTTTAGTCTTGGAACTCCTCTATAAATAGAGTTAAATGAGTTCTCTTTAATATGAATAATCTCTGATGGAAGATAATCTATGATTCCATCGTACGTATACTTACTAATATATGTTTGTTCGTCTGATTCAATTGTAACGTTTTCAGAGGGTAAATGATATAAGCTTTGTCCGTCAAAATAGACAAATATGTTGCCATCAATTAAATAATCGGTTATTAGATTTCTTTTAAACGTATTAATATCTTGATATTGATTTGGTTGGACATTTAATAAGTTATTAACAGTAACCTTTCTAATATTTTTAAATACTGGATTCAGTCCTACTACTTTTGGTCCAACGTCTACAGGTATTTCTGCGACATCATCAACAACTATATTTACTGCACGGTTAACTACTTCTAGCTTTTCATATGCATCACGATAACGAGTAACAACTTCTCTTGAGTTGATAGATAATCCCTCTTCTCTACTCATTAAGTATTGCGAAGGGTTATTTTTTTCGTCTGCGTCTAGAGTACTTCTACCTAGAAATCGGTCATACCATGCCATGCTTTTCTCTTTGTTTTATTACCCAACGTTTTTGTTTCTGGGCTGTGTGTAATTGGGGTCTTTTTCCATAAATGGAATGTAATCTTAAATGATGATTATGACAAAGAGTTACAGCCTCTTCGTATAGTTCTAGTAAATGCTGTTCTATAAATGTATCCCGCACTTCCATTATCTCTTCAGCGGTTTGAATGTTAAGTTTGTTCTCTCTTAACCACTTCTCTAACAGCTCCGTCAATCCGTAGAAGTGATGGAAGTCGAGGTTTTCCGTACTTTCGCAAATACGACATTCCGTTCCCTTATCGTACTTTGACTTTGCTCTGTCTCTAACGTATTTGACTAGGTCTCGCTTAAGATTCATTTATTTTTCTCTTACCTTGTATTATACTAAATTACCACGATAATGTCAAGAAACATTTTTTTGTAGGTCATGCTCATTAGAAAGTAGTCGCTGACGTCTCGAATGTATACAGCGCATATCTAAGAGCGTCTGCCATATGGGAGTGTTTATCGTGTTTTGGCTTCTCTCTTAGTAAGTTCGGATTTGGATCCCATTGATACTGGTCTAAACATTGTAATGTATGTGCGCATCTTTGATCTACAATTAAGTTATTATTATCCACTAAACTAGCTACTTCTCCAATTCCCTCTAGTACTGCTTTTTTTGCATTTATAGTACTAATGTCATAGTTTTGAGCAAAGTCAAACCTAGTTTGTTGTGCTGCGGAATCAATATAAATCCAATCAATATCGTGTTTTTCTTGTAAGTCTCTAATCTGTACAGCATGTTGCTCTGTGGTTCTTTCTGCATCTAAATACTCATTTAGTACATAAAATTTACCTAAGTCCCAATCATATGCGAGTACGCATAAGGCTGTCGGGTCTTTATACCCTACGTCTAATCCTGCTATAACGTCCATATTACTGGTGTCTAATTCTGATAGATCCGCTACGCATTTCTCATAGTCAAAGTTCCATATCTGACCTGCATAAGTATTAAAGTCAGCCATGTACTCTTGAGCAAACTCTGCTGAGGACATAGATTTTTTAGCTTCTAATATGTCTTCTTCACTAAAACGTGGATTCTCGTGGTAGGTCGCTCTTATCGAACACCATTCTGGAAATTCATCTGTGTAGCCTCTATAGAAAAAGTCGGCAAACCAATTATTTCTACCACGAGGAGTAGAGATAAATATAGCTTTACTATTATCTTTATCTAAGGTTGGTCTGAGTGCTATGTTGAAAGCATCTCTACCATCTACAAGTGCTGCTTCATCAAATATTATTAAATCGTATGATCTACCTACACAAGAATCAACTTGGTTAATTGAGCCCATACGAACAGTAGAGCCATTAGATAGTTCTATAACTCTGTCTTTTGCGTTATCTTTTGTTACTTCTAAATCGAAGTGCCTAATTAATTGTCTTTGTAAATCAAATGATATTTGAGATAAAGAGTAGTTAGGTGACATAATTAATATGTGAGTGTTGGGTACTAGAGCTGTGAGTTGCCCTATTATATTTGAAATGTAAGTTTTACCTTGACGCCTAGATACTGCTCCGCAAACGAAACGGTACTTAGGGTTATTGATTGCATTAATGAGGGCACATTGTGATGCGATAGGAGTAACCCCCAATAAGTCCATGTAGGGCTCTATTGGTAGTTTAATAAATCTTTCTTCTGCTGAATAAGGGGCGAGTGCATCCCCATTAATGTCTTTGCGACTAATTTCTAGTGTCAATGTATTGTAGTGTTATCTAATGAATGAATAATTTGATGTGATTGAGCAAGATGATATAGATACAGAAAACCTCCACATAGCGATGCTATCTGTAAGTTCTCTTCGCTAAGATGCCCTGTCTTGTTCGATTCTCTATCGACGCTAGCCAGAGCTTTTGTTGCGGAATCAGATAGGTTGTCTAACCAACTTTCATCCATGTATCTTAAATCTATATCTTCTACCATTTTACTTTATTTGTCTAATATCCTATAAGCACTATATGGCGTAAGGAATGTTAGCTCTTTTTACCCAGTCTCTGGGTTCGGGACGTTTTATACGCTTGGTACTTAGTCCTTTTCTTAGATGCCACCCTAGTTTTTTTGTACTTTTGGTACTTTACTCGCTTTTTTGCGGCGGCTCTTGTAGTACGTAGCTTTTTTCTAGCTGCCACTATCCTTCTGTTAGAACTGGTGTTCCTAGTATCTCTGCATGCGCAGCAAATACTTGGTCTGTACTGCCCTTCTTAAGGACTATGACTTCTCCGCCCGCTAGTGAGCAGGTTCCTAATGTAGCATCAGCTGAATTAGCAACAGTAACTAGTCTAACTGTAGTACCTGAATTAACAAGTCTTACATTGACAGCACCTAGAAATGTAGATGCAGCACCAACGTTAACGCCACATGCGGCTTGTGCTCCGAGCAATTTAATAGCTCCCATTTATTTCTCCTTAGCGTCTTTAGACGCCTCTTCCTGTGCTTCTGCCTTAACTTCTGCAAAGGTCTTTGATTTTTGCTTAGCAGCTACCATCTTATCATGAATGTCAACTGAACCGTCCCAGTTTTTATCTGAGCCATTCAATACATTCCTAATTTTTGTATACCACTTAGTCATCTTTCTCTAAGGCTTTGTAAGCCTCCTCTTTTGTTTTAAATTTATGCAATCTTCCGCTAGCATCACGAAACTTCCACAGTCCTCTACTTTCATAGACGTCTACTTTATTCGTTGGAGCCACTGGCTCTGCTACGGGTTTTGCTATTTTGGTTTCATATTCAACCATGATCACTTCTCCTATAATTATCTTTACGTCTATAGTCAGCAATTGCTTGTTCGATAGACTCCTCTGCTAATACAGAGCAATGAAGCTTGATAGGTGGGAGTGACAATGCGTTAGCTATATCTTTATTTGTGATGTCCTCCGCCTGTTCCAGCGTTTTGCCCGTTAGCATATCAATTAACTCACTAGAACTCGCTATTGCAGAGCCACAGCCGTAAGTTTTAAATCTTATATCTGTTATTACGTTATCTGTTACTTGCAATTGCAGTCTCATAACGTCTCCACAAGCAGGGGCTCCAACCATTCCAGTTCCTATATCAGGATCATTGGGGTCAAAACGTCCAACATTGTGCGCTTCTGGATTCTTTAGTACGTCTTCAAAACGTTTTACTACTTTTTGTGAATAAGCCATTATAAGTTGTAATAAAGTCCCAGGGATACATTGTCAGTAAATTTACCGTTCTTGGCATCGTCCATTACTAGTAAAGTAAGATCGATATTCCCGAATGACTTATCAAAAGTAAGCCCTTTCCAAGTACTATCATCATTAAATTTACCATATTTGAAAGCTACATCTACACTATCAATAAAAGGTACATTAAGTGTTGCTACCATATAATCTTTATCTGAATTATCAGTATCTACAAAGTAGCTAAAGCTACCTAAAGCAGTGTGTGCCATAAAGTAGGCTTCTTCTACTGTTTCAATAGATTTATAATCATATCTGTATTGTATAACACCAACATCAAAAGATAAGTTATCTGATGCACTAAAGGCGAATCCGCCAAATAGATCATACTCGAAAGAAGCTGTGTCATCTCCAAAGTCTACTTGACTAATCCAAGCTGATGCGTAAAACCCGTTAGTAGAGTCTACAGTTATATCTGCGTTTAAAGATCCGCTACCATTAGATTGGGATTGCCCTCTCCATATGTAGTCGGATGAATATCCTACACCAGTAGTTACACTTGCAAATGCAGGTATAGAAGCTAATGCTAGTAGTATTGTTAGTAATTTGATTCTCATATTTATATTTTTTTCCTTAATTGTTAAGACATAGTAATAAATGTCCATATAACCGCTACACCCCCTAGTATTCCTGCTCCCGCAGCACTAATAAGTATAGTCTCTAAACGACTAACGGAGTTCTCTACTCCATCAAACCGTTTGCCTGCTCTGGTTTCTATGCCTTCTAACTGATTAAATACAGTCTTCCAGCGTTCAGCGCAGACGGCTTCATGCGTAGTAAAACGATTATCTAAATCTTCATTGTTGTCCATTATGTATGTGCCCTAGTTGCTTTGAATTTAAAAATTCTATAGTGTATTTTACCAAATTCTTAACGTAAAGTCAAGAATTATTTTTTTGATGTTTATGTTTTCTGTAGTTTTCTAATTTTTGACCCAAATAGCGGGGCAAAAATTTCAACAGGCTCATCTTTACCTTTTACTTTAATCTCATCTAGTCTTACACACTCTATAGTCTCTAACTGAGCATGTGTATATGCTGATATAAGTATTGGAGTATCATAAGTTCTAGTCTGAACTTCTAGTCTGGCTCCTAAATTTACTGCGTCCCCTACTACACTATAATCAAAACGAGACTCACTCCCCATATTTCCTACTATGCAAGGACCTGTATTGATTCCAGTACCTATT